GCTGCTACTTGATCGGTAGCGGTGATTTTGTCCAAGCTCATGTGAGGCTCCTTAAGAAAGTCTAATAAGTGCAGATGTACTAGTATCTGTGGGCATTGTTACAGTAAAACTAGTAACGGAAGTTTTGTCATTACCAAAGTCAAGTACGCAAACTGCTGGGGCCGCGCCTCCAACTTTGTATATCAATGCTCCACGCGCAGTAATTGCGCCCGTCCAGGCGGGAGATGAAAAACTTACATAGGCAATACTGCCTGTCGTAGTTGATGCATAGTTGACTGTAGCAGTAACAGCCTGTCCAGTAGCAACATAGTTTCCACCTGATGATTCACCTACTGAGGTGTACGTTGTTGTAGTCTCATCCAACGTAGCTGAGTTGGTATACAGCGCAAGCTTGAAAGAGTCAGTTGCAAAGTTAATCGTGCCTGTGGTCATGGCCACACGAAGCGTATTGCAAGAGTAGTTGCCAGTAAAAGCCATTAGGTTACCTTCTGACGATACTGACCAGAACGATAAGCATCTTGGCGTTCCATGCCATCGCCCAAACGTTTAGCCAATCCAAGAGCTTCTTGATATTTGGTGTTGTAGAACGCCATAATATCTGCCTCGCCCTTCATGTACGTATAGGCCTCAACCAAAGAGCCGTACAGCAACACGGAATCAAAGTTATCACCCAGCCATGTAGTACCGGCAGTCACAATTGACTCTGGGTAGTAGTAGTAGTGCAACTCAACGTTGTAATTTTGATCTGGCGTTGGTCCAATAATGAACGACAACTCTGCAGCATTTGTAGACTGTGGGCCAAACAAAGCGTAGTACTTAGGTTCACCCGTATCATTTGGCACTGGATACGCCTGGCGAATATAGTTAACGTCCTTGTTTAACAAATATTCATACGTTCCTGTATTCAGATTTCCGCCTACAACATCCGTAATCACAGCCATTGAATACACGGCCAAAAAATCAGTTGGACACGCTAAGTATTTATTGCCGGTAGACATTACACCCGTCACGTTCTTGCGAATAGACGGGAACTGTACAGTGTTGTAAATACGTTGCTCAGCCTGCTGAACAAACACAGGGATCTCCGCCACGAAGTTTGACTCCGTGTTCTCCGTGTATGCCTGAATGTTAGCGCTGAGTGCAGCGTAGTTCATGCCATCGGACCCCTAGACATTGTGCCTTTAGTGGCGCAGCCTGTGCCGCGCATCTTGATGCCGGATGTCTTTGTAGGCTTACCTTCAGGGTTGCGGTAGATATTACCAACAGCCATATCGACTGTATTTGCGCTACTGCGATTTGGGCCAGAGCCAGGATTAGTAGAAGCAGTCGTTGCTTTACCAGTCATGGTGTGAGGTGGTGCATAAACAGCACCATCACCAACTTCTTTACCCATCATTTTTTTGCTATATGTTGCCATGATTAGCCTCGCTTTTGATTAGCAATTTTAGCCAAACCGCGACCCATTTTTTTCATGTCGGCGTTTGTTTTTCCAACAGTGTGCTTTTTAGGGCCGTTCTCAATCCCTACAGTAGGGCCACTGTCACCGTAATTCTTACCGACTGTTTTGCCTTTTTTAGCAACGCCGTCTGCTGATCTTGTATATGCCATATTAAACTCCTAATTAACTGTTACCGTAACTGTACCAAGTTCTATGCTTAAAACCAAATTATTTGGTGTTAATACTGCATCAAAATTTCTAGACCCACCCACTGGGTACCATCCCCACTGAAAAACCCGACTGCCTGCTTCAGGATAACCAAACTGATCTACGCTAGTGCCATTAGTGTCGTTGGTCTGAAGTCCACTCTGACCTGATACCAAATAACTAACATCTGGCCTTGGATCCCTGACAGCTTGCGGATCATTAACTGGGTACATACCCAATTGCAACTGCGGATGATCTGGATCCCAGCATTCGTGACAAACTTTAATTCTAAAAGGCTTGGTCTTAACCGTTTGCGTGCGCAACTCTTTAAGCATGTACCGCTGAGAACAGCGATCACACTCTGCAATTGCATGCTTACCAGACGCATACCGATTAGGCATAGAACAAATTCCTTGGCACAAATCTCAATGGCGCTGTCTCGCGGTCTTCTGCCTGCGCAATGTCCCATTGCTGCTCATAATCGGCCTTTAGAGCCATTATTCTTTGCGGGTCTACGTCAGGTAGCTTCATGCTCAATTGAACGGCTAGGCCGGCCACCATGCAAGGAATAAAGCGGAAAGGAATATCTTGAACCGAAGTACCCGTGCCGGCATCTTGAATGCGACGCATGCGGTAATACACAAGCGTGTATTGATCACCTGGTGCATTGGGTGTTGGCCAAACGTAAACGGCAGGTATGTTCTGAATTGTCAGTACTGCACCTGATGTATGACTGGCTGCAGTTGTGTTGTTCTGTCCACGGGCGCAATTAACCAATTGATTACCAACAATGTTGGGGTAGCTAATTGTTTCGTTATCAATCTTAATAAAGCCAGCCGTGGCTAAATTAGCAGTTGAAGACACCGTAATAGATGTGTCCGTGCTGGTAATGTTTCCGCTTAACGTCACTGTAGACAAGTTTTCCTGTCCAGATTGGCGGTTAAACCACATCTGAATAGGACGACCCTGAGCCAGCTTGTTAGGCAAGCTCATGTAGGTAGACTCAGAAATGCCGCTGATATTGATATCAATCTGGTTTGTTGTGCTGTTATTTTGGCGGATAACAGTATCCAACAAATTAATCGTATCAACAGGCATAGGGTATATGGCCTGCCCTGTAACCATTGGGATCTGTCCTTGCTCAACAGTCCAGAAATTTATACCGCGATTTGCCCACTCAATTGTCAAAAGATTTAACGAGCGGCGAGCTGTACGAAAGTTATAACCAGTACGAAGTTCTTGACCGCAACGCTCAAACGCCTCTTCAATGAGGTCGTTCATGTCCAAATTAAAAGCAGTGGTTCCGGTAGTCTTGGCCATTATCTATATCCTGCTGTTTTCTTTGCAATTGCTTTTGGCTGGGCTACAAACTGTTTGCCAGCCGCTTTACCAGCACGCTTGGCTTTGGTTGTGGCCGCATATTCTTTAGAGGATAAAGATTTGATAGCCGCTTCAGGCAAATATCTCTCACCCGTCTTACTTGACGGCTTACCAGACTTAGTGCGCCATTTCTGGTCACCCCAATCTTTAAGAGATTTTTGAGGAGCTTTCAATCTCGGTAACCCCCACCAGCCGCTTTGTACCTCTTAGCAACAAGCTGAGCTTTACGTGCTGACCATTGACCCGCACCAGTGCCTTGCGTTGCTGCCGCTTTTACTTGAGACACAATCCTCTTGCGCAGACTGGGCTTTGTGTAATTGCCGGCGGCGTTGACCTTACCACCTTCTTTATATTGAGTGAAGTCCGTGTCATCCCGACGAGCTTTCTTAGCTCCTCTAGGCATTTTAGAGGGAGAGATATCTCCCATTCCACGGCTTGCTCTCATGGTTAAGCTCTTGTCTTTCCGCGAATGGCGCAGCCATCAGCACGCTTAGAGGCAGAAGAAACCTTACCGCCAGACTTCATGCCAGTACTGCCCATGAACTTGTTCTCATCGGCTTTCTTTTTGATGCCGGTAAGAATGCGATCTTGGCCACGATCTGAAGCGCCGGTTATACGATCTTTTAACTTGCCAACCATAGAATCAAAATCAACACCAGACTCGCGGTTGCTGCGGTTCATACGATCATATGGAGTTTCGTACCTTGGTGCAGGCTTCTTATAGCGGCTTTCTAAGCGAGCAGATTCATCACCTGTATCTGTAATAGATTCTTTAGCTGAAGTGCGCTTAGGTGCTTTTTCTTCACCGGCAGAACCACCACGGCGAGTTAAACCTTGCTGTTTGTTCATGTAGTCACGCAAACTTAAGCCTGACTCTTCCAATTCTTTCTTGGAAACACCACGAGCTTTGGGCGCCGCAGATTTAGGTGTAAATCTTGAGACTGGCTCTGATTCCATATTGTCTTCAACAAACTTACGGGCACGAGCACGAGTTTCATCGTCAATATTGGGGTTTTCACCCTCAACAATGTCACCTTCTGCATAACGTTTCATTTTGCGTTTATTCATGATTACACCATCTTTCCGCGAGTTTTACCTTTGATACAGCAACCATCTGCACGCTTAGATGCAGAGCCTACTGAGCCGCCTTTTTTGTATCCCATATCACTAATTTTTTTGCGCGCATTAGCATCAGCCGCATCTTGCTTGGCTTCTTGGATAGCGTCAAAGTTATAAGGCTTAGGGATGCCGCGAGACTCTCGCTTCATTTCAGCACTAGCCTCACGTGCGGCTTTTCTAGATGGCATCATGTCCATCATTTCATTAAGTTTTTCACGGAGTGCCATGGTATTTCCTTAGCAGGTTTTGCCGCCACGTTTCATGGTGATCATTGTGCCTTTGGTTTTGCCTTTAACAGCAATGCCATTAGGAGTTTTACCAGTCTTTACGGCGCCCATTTTAGATGGAGCCATGCCGCCTTTGGCAAGCTTGGTCATGGTTGCGCCTTTGTGCAAACGGCCTTCGTGTTTGTTCACGGCTTTCTGCATCATAGACTTATCTTGCTTCATGTCTGCTTTAGCCATGCCGCCTTTTTTCATTTTGCCTACGCCGTCAGCAGCAAAGTCAGGAACCATTTTGTCGCCCTTTTTGACCATGGTCATGCCGCCATCTGCGTATCCACCCATATTCATTTTTTTCATGTTGCCACCTTCTTTAAAGAGTGCCATTTTCCCGTGCTGGGTTTTTGGCTTGTTTATTTTCTGAACATCTGCACGGCTTACACCGCCAGAACCAAACTTCCTACCTTTATCCGCATCGTTGAAATCTTTTCCAACGCTTTGGGGTACTCCAGCTTTCTTGGCAAATGCAGGATTATGCGCTACAGCTGCCATGAAATTACGTTGCTTCTTACTTGTGCTCGGCATCATTTCCCCGCTGAAAGAAGCTGGTCAATTTTTGCTTCAAGCTTGTTAAAGCGTTGGTCAATGTGGTTTGTAATGCGATCCACTTCTGCTTGAGTAACGTTATCACGGGCAACCTCCTCGCGTGTTTTGTTCAACAGAATACTGATACGAGCCAGCTCTCTGAACTTTTCATTCATCATATAGCCTAACAGTCCAATCACTAAGGACAGGACAGCAGACCAAGCGGTGTTTAGATCTAGCACATCCGACCTTTAGTTTTGCCGCGCTGGGCTATACCATCGGCGCGTTTAGAAGCAGACACCTTTCCTCCACGTGAATAATCATCACTCATCATTGGAGTTCTATTGCTACTACTTTGGCGAGGAGAGCCAAAATTTAATTGACCTGTTATTTCCGGCTCTCGTTCTCTTTCTTTGTAATCTTTTGCAGAACGTGAACCAGTAATCCGATCAAAAGTATATTTCTCTTTAGGTTTAGCGCCGCCAACACCGCCGCTTGTTGGCGAGGAAGAACCGCCACCACCACCGCCACGATTTGGATCGTATTCGTTAATACTGCGTTTCATAACACTTCCTTAACAGTTCCAAGCTCTAAGAGCTTTATTGATCCGTGAATCTGGATCGTTTGCAGTCTTGGCGCTGGTCAACTTCTTTTTCATGCCACCCATCCGCGCACAGAATGAGTCTTTGCGAGAGCCGCCTTCCGGCTGGGGACGTTTCAAGTTCATACCTTGCGCTTTGGCGGAGGCTCGGCCTTTGGCGTTCAAGCCGCCCTTCTCGGACTTGCCTTCTTTCCTCTGCCATGCTGGACTCTTAGCCATAAAACACCGTTACTTTGGCGTTAGACAGTACTGCATACGCGTTGGTAGAGCACAACACTCCTTCAGCGGGGATCGTCACACTAAACGTCTCGCCACCAGCAATAGTATTGATTGTGAAAAGAGTAGTGCCAGAAGCCCCGCCGTTTTTAATGATGACGCTTCCCGCGCTTGCGCCGGGTTCAACCACCATTCCACGTACACGGGTGCGATCAGCAAAAACGCTGCCAGACGCCGCTAACGACGTGGCCAGTACATCTGTTTGCATCATGATTTGATGCTCCTAATTAAGCTGGTGTAACAGCGGTAGTGCCGTCAGCGTTTACCCAAGTGCTAGTAGCAGTTGCGCCTGTAGCAATCTTCAATGTACCCAAAGTGGTGTTGAACACAATTGTGCCTGCAACTTTACCAGTAGTATTTACAGCGTTTGCTGCATCGGCAATTTGTGCTGTGGTAGCAGTGCGGAGTTGAATGTAACCTGCGGTAGCAACTACGTTGCCTGTCACTGTGCCTACTACGTTACCTGTTACGTTACCTGTTACGTTGCCAGTGATATTGCCGGTTACTGCGCCAATAAAGCCATTTGTGGACGTTACTGGGCCGGAGAAGGTGGTCGATGCCATGATTTTTCCTTACATACAAGTGGAGTGCGCTAGTCTGTATGTCGTCAGCCGGGACTGTCTAGCACACCGGATAACCCCGGGTTAATTGCAATATACAACAAAAGAAAAGGGGGCACAAGGCCCCCATTCAAATATTTCCTAAGAAATATTAAGCGCCGGCAGAACCGAACATGCCTAATGGATCGCTCCAGCCGAAGCTGTAACGCTCACGAGACTTGTAACGGACGTTACCAGTATCAAAGTCACCGTCCATAGACTGTGACAAGGGAGTACGCACAAAGTGCTTCATGCCGTTAGGAACGTCTGTGGTCAAGAACCAAGCGTTAGTATCGGTCAAGAAGTGGTTAATGGTAAATCCACCAGGGATAGAACCATTGTTCTTGATTGCGTTGATATCGTTGTCAGCAGTAGACACACGCAATTCAGTCTCAAGCAAGCGAGTTGCCGTGAACTGTAATGCAGGTGGAACCACCAGCTTGTTAGGCTTAGCAGCGATCAACAAGCCGCGCTCATCTGTCCACAAGCTAATCTGAATAACAGCGTTTTCCAACGATGTTTCATTCAAGTCAGCAGGGGTAGATGGAACGTTACTGTTAGTACCGCCAGACACCAAGGGGTGAGCGCTAGAGAACAAAGCAACACCGTCACCACCAGGATAGGCTGAGCTAAAACCGTTATTCAAAACGGATGCAGCTTTAACCTGCTTGGTGTAAGCCATAGCGCGGGCCAAAGCTTTCGTGTAACGTGCAGACAAAGAGTCATACAAGTTATCTTCGATAGCCTCTTCAGTCAAGCTGAAGCCCAAAGCAATGGTTTCGTGGTTGTATCGAGCAGTCCATGCTTCCTGTGCATTGTCATAGCTGATGGCAGAGCCTTCATTTTTGACTGGTGCGGCAGAGAAACCTGACAGTTTTGTCTCTTCTTCAAAGCTACGCTCAGATGTCTCTGTTTCGTAGATCTCTTTGTGCTCTTCGCCGTATTTAGCATACTCAAGACCGAACAAAGCGTTCAGACCTGGGAGCAGCTCTTTCAATAGTTGTGCGCGTG